ATGGTAAAATTTTCCTTTTTAAAGGTTCTACGATACGTTTATGTAGTGCGTCATTCTGGAGCACCAAATCTATTGCCTCATTAGTAAGTTCATCAATGGATTCCTTCATTAAAATAGTACCACAAAAAAAAGATGAAACTCTCACATCAATTCATACAAAACAAATTGAACTTGTTCGTAGGTATATAAAAGAATGTAAAAATATTTTTATATGTGGATCTTCTGGAGTTGGTAAATCGTATATTTTACGAGAAGCTTTACAAGACACTGTGCATGTGGAACTACACGCTGAACATTTGAAAAGTAAATCTTACTTTCTATCATTTATAAAGTCTTCATCCAAACATGTTTACATAGAAGATTATGATTCGGTTTTCAAACCAATTGTTCAGCAAGTTTCCGATGGAACTCCACTGACCCACGGATCTCTGATAGTTGTATCGACAAATATGTGTATGTATCCAAATTTTGAAACTATTTTTGTACCAAAACATAAACCAGAAGTATTATTAAAACTCTGTGACAGAGTCACCGCCCGCGATGCACGAGCGATCACCGCAGCTCATAGATGTAATGGAAATATTCGAAATTTTTTTACATATATAGATGGCTACGATGAAATGGATATATTCCAAACACCCAAGGAATTTATAGCTGAAGTATTATCCGATCCCAATCCAATTGAAATACGCGACAGTATAACTGAACATGGACATATTTGGGATATTTTCCAAGAGAATTATCTGGATTCTTTAGGTGTTGATGTGGTAGAGGCTTCGCGTTCATTTTCGAATGCTGATATAGTGGACAGCTATATTTATAAAAATGGTGATTGGAATCTAATGCCATACTTTGTTATGCATGCTTTGACGTTTCCCAAAAAATGTTTAGGTAAGCCGCTTAATAAAAATTGTATTAGACCCGGGAGTTGTTGGACAAAACTTGGAAACTATAAAATGAGAAAACATAAGGCTACCCAGATTTCAAAAAAAGGTGTGAGTGGTTTAGGAGTTGAAGAATTATGTCTATTGAAGAAATATGCGGAAAATGGGATTATAGAACCCCTACTATCCTATAATATCACCCCACAAGACTTCGATGTTATTAATCATCTTGCTGTTGGAAATAGCTTAAAATCAAAAGACGTAACAAGAATAAAGAAGTTATTGAAGAATGCATACGAATGAGGATGAAACTGATACTGAAGCCGAAGAATGTGTGCGGGTTGTGGGAAACGAGATTCTCTTTTATGGGACTATTGACCGAGATAATGCTATGGATTTCGTTGAGAACTTCAAGAAACTCGAAATAGAACTTCTCAAAAAAAAAGCTGAACTTATCGGATACGAACCAGAGATCCGCGTCCACATCATGAGTGAAGGTGGTGACATATTTTCAGGCTTCAACATGATGAATGTTTTGGAAAGTTCCCGTGTGAAGGTCATCACCATCGCACAGGGATCGTGCTGTAGTGCGGCAACATTTGTCCTACTTGGTGGCTCCGAGAAACGAATGGGTAAGGATGCATACATCCTCATTCACCAGATTTCCACGGAATTTTGGGGTAACTTCCAAGAACTCAAACATGAACTCAAGTCGTCTGAAAAGTTCATGAAGAGAATCAGAAAGATGTATCTCAGTAAGACTGACATTCCCGAGAAGAAGTTTAAGCGTCTAATGAGGAAGGATCTATACCTCACCCCCAGTAAGTGTCTCAAATATAAGATTGTCGATCGCGTTGACTAATGTTGACGGAACGCTTATAGAGACCCAAAACACACAAAACTATAAAAACGATACAAAATGTATTCATATTCATAGGGACAGATGTGAATTCTGGAGGCCTAAGTCGTTCCATTCTACCATAATTTACAACTGGTATTTCAGACATCTAATTAAAGTTGAGAAATTAAATATGACTACAATGGAACGACTTATCAGAAAAGACAAAAATGGTCGTGAGAGATTCACTGACATTTGGGTCGAAGACCTTGGTGACGGAACCGCAGACATTGTCAAAAGCACCGGTGTGGTCGGGACTGATAAAGCTGCATTTTCCAGAACCAATGTCAAGACTGGCTATGAGAAGGCGTGTGCACGTGCTCGAACCATGTGGAACAATGAGCACATTAAGGGGGTCCAGATTATGCCCATGCTGGCTAATAAATGGGAAGAACGTCAGAAGTATATCTCCACCCCCTTCTATGTTCAACCCAAACTGGACGGGGTTCGCCTCCTCGTTTCCAAAGATGGATGCTTTTCTCGAACTGGTAAACCCGTTGAGGGTCTCGATCATCTCCGAGACGGTTTGAGGGAGGGGGAGTTCTTAGATGGAGAATGCTATGCACCCAACATGACATTTGAGGAAATCACCAGTATGTTCAAGACCAACCCCACCAAGTTGAACTTCTACATATTCGATTACTTCGATCTCGAACGTCCCGAACTCACATTCGAGGAGAGGATGGATTGTGTCAGCGTCGAAACCAAACTCCTCAAGAAGAAGTCTGACGTAGAAAAGTGGCACGATCGCTTTGTTGATCAGGGCTACGAAGGTATCATGATTCGGGAGGCTTCCAGCACCTACGAAGTTGGCAAGAGGAGCAACTACCTCCTCAAGTTCAAGAAATTTCAGACCGAGGAATACGAAATTGTCGGGGCCAAGACGGGGCATGGGAGGGATGCCGATGCCGTCGTTTGGGTGTGTAAATTGACCAACGGTCGAGAGTTTAATGTCAGACCCGAAGGCACAATCAAACAAAGAGAGGAACACTACAGGGATAGGAAGAAGTACATGGGTAAAATGCTCACCGTCAGGTTTCAAAACCTAACTGACCTGGAGGTACCGAGATTCCCCGTTGGTGTGGTAATTAGAGATTATGAATAATGTTGTAATACATAAATGGCTCGTATCGCAATTGATGTCGATGAAGTTTTAGTCAATTTTCTATATCCAATGGCTCGATCTAGAAGACTTGGAAAACCAAAGAAACTTAAATACAACTACGTATACCGTGAAATTTTTGACATAACTGAAGAAGAATCTCAGGAGTTTGTCAAAGAGTTTTACAACTCCCAAGCCTTTCGAAATCTCAAACCAATAACAGGATCACAAAACGCCATGAAATGGCTTCGTCGAAGAAGTCAAAAAATGTATGTCGTCACCGGACGTCAAGACGTGGCTAGAGAACACACAGAAACTTGGATAGAAACCTATTTTCCAGGTATCTTTAACGATGTGATACTCACAAATAGTTACACACCCCATGAAGTTAAAAAGGTTGATATATGCAGAGCTCTAAACCTAGGTATGATTATCGATGATAACAAGGCAATTTGCGACGAGTGTCTAGATAACGGTGTTCGAGCGATAAATTTTATTGGTGAAGAAGTATATCCGTGGTGTGAAGAAAGTGATATCATGTTGAAAGGGTGGAAAACATTTTATTCGGATATATAAATGTATTCTTTACTATGCAAACCCATAGTTTATCCCTACAATTTATTGGTTACAACAAAGTTGTGTCGGGTAGTTGTTTTAACACCTGCACCCAACGATTCAAAAAATAAATACACAGTTGAGATTCTCGAAGCACCACCCGTAAACGTGACCCCCCCACCTATTGAACACGAGTAACTGATCCAAACTTATCTTTCATCATAATAACTTCATCACACTTTCCACCCCTTATAGTCATCACGGGTTCGCCACACTTATGTCCATTTGTTTTAAATCTTTCACACGCAAACTCAGTTTTCATCGTGATGTTCATATTCTCACTGTATCCGATGAAAATCTTGTCTATACAATCCTTCGTATCAATTGATTCAACCGTCACTTTGACACAATAACTTCCAAACTCCCTGTCCTTTTTAATTTTAGTTGGGGGTGGTGGGTGCTCTGTGAATGCACTCATTTTTACCCCCATTCGATTCCTGATGTACGTAAATGGTTTGAGAAGAAGCATCTTAATTACACTTTGTTTGGATTTTTTAAGTTCATTACACTCTTTCTCTTCTTTAGGCTGTCCTTTTTCCAACCTGTATTTTTTATATGTTCCGTGGAGGTAGCCTTCAGATTCTTAAATTTGAAAACACCATTCGTCGACAACTCTTGCCACTCGTGAAGGGAAATCTTAGAGTGCCTCAATTCATCAGGGGTCTTCTCACGCTTATCCAATATTCTATCATTCAGGTGATCATCAGCCGCCCTCATGAGGTAGTATGCCATCCCGGTTATTTCATCTTCCGTAAAGTGTGTATCGGTACCCTCATCCAAATAATTCTTAGAGAAGGATTCCTTTATGAGGGCCCTCAGCTCATCGAAGTCTAAGTCCCCCTTACCATCCTCGTCGGCATCCTTGAAACTCTTCGTCGCTACACACGCCTGAGCGGCATAACGAGCAGCTTCCCTCCCAACTTCGTATTCTTCCTGTATCACACCCCGGTAAATTTGGGATTTATTGCCTAGAGCAAATTTAGCAATGAAGCTTACCAATGTGGTCGCAATCCCCAACATAACAACACCTGAAGTCATTTGAATGAGAATGAATACATAATCAACCTCCCCAACTAAACCAGTCTGCTGTATATCAAAAAGTATACCATACCTGTAAAAATCATAGTAGATACCATTTGGTTGACCACTAGTCAATGTAATCGGGTTGTCTATGTCAAACGTGGTAGAAGGATCTTGACTGTACACTATTTCATCACCCTTAGAAAACCACCCAATCTTGGGGGATACCGTTATGACAGCGTATACATCATCATTACCAATACTCACTTGGAAGTCTCTATCCAGGTGATAGTTGTGATACTTGACTGCGATGTTCAAGCGTAATCCACTTGTCCGAACGTAGGGGTAATTTTGTGAATCTTCACCAACACCCTCAAAACCCGTAATGTCCCATCCACCTGTTTGTTCATTGAACGGTTTATCGAGTTCAATCCCAGCAATGTTCAACCATTCGGAAATTTTTAAACGAATAGCTTGACCTTTTTCAAAGATGTATAAATTCTTATCAGAACCCTCTGCCCTAACATATGTAATCGGCTTTGATCCAGATTGTACAATGGAATCAAAATAGTGATTGAATGCAAAATAACTATCCTCTATACCGGGGGCCAAAAGGTTTTTGGATAGAGAATGCTCACACCTTCCCATCACTTCTGTGGCTGCACCAAGACCATTTGGATTCGTTAAGCAACCACTACCAGGTTTTACATACCTCTGTTTGATTGTTTCTTGAATGTGGGTAGTAAAAAACATAACATTTCCCGATGGCAACTTTGAAATAAGTTCAGAACCCGCATAGTATGCACACACCGGGG